CTTGTATTCCCCCCCCCGCTCCCACCCCCGCCCCCGGGAAACAAAGACTCGGAGGTATGCTTCCATGGTCCGAAGCGCTTCCACGCCTCTTGCGGAATCCACGGTTGAAAGGGAAGGCATGAAGAGGATCGAATTGACGGCCCAGGAGGTCTACCGGCTCGGCAACGCACACTCAGACCTTGCGCGTTCCAGGGACGCCCTCGAGGCGGCTCATGGAGCGTACAAGCGAGCTCAGGCGATCACCGGAGAGGAGCTCCTCAAGGTCACGAGGCGGGCCGGGCTATCGGACGAGGATGTTTCGGCGACCTCCCTCGGGGTCGTATACCGGGACGATGGGGTCTTCCTCGAGGAAGAAATGCCCCCCAGGGAGAGCCAAGAAGGGCCCGGCCCGGCGGCTCCTCCGGTCGACGCGGAGGAGGCCTCCAAGTAGGAAACCCCTTGCGGTACTTTCGAATCTCTGGTAGAGCTTCGAAGCGGCGAGAACACTCAAGGGGTCGGGAGATGGCAGGTTGCCGACCTCGACCGAACGCTCGCCGCAATCGAAAACCGGGCTTCCCGGTGGTGGCTACACGGCTCGAGAAAACCCTGACGGGTCCTGGGATATCCTAGACGTTGAGATCCTCGGGCCGGTCGCGGCGGGCGCCCGGAAGAACCCGAACCCGATCGGCCGGGCGTGGTTTCACGCCGCGATCGGGACCTCCCGCCGAAGGGTCTCCGAAGGCTACCTCGCCCCTCTCCACGTCTATCACCACGACGACTACGGGACGAAGCGGACGATCCGGGCGGGCTTCTTCCTCCCGACGAAGGTCCGGCCGATTCGCTACGAGGGGAAGACGACAGACGTCACCTTCGCCGACTTAAAGAGCATCCCCCCGAAGATCTTCGAGATCATCGAGAGGGGGGAGCTCCCCTACCGATCGGTCGAGGTCCATTCCTGGGCGACTCCGGAGATCAACTCGCTCGCCCTTCTCCCCGATGAGGTCCCCTACTTCCGATTCCCGGCTCTCTGGATCTCGAAGAAGATCCCCTACCGGGGGGAGGCCCCCGAGGAGCCCGCTCGCTTCTTCGCCGTCGAGGACGGCTACGCCGCCGTCGCGGTTTTCAAACTCGAGGAGGATTCACGGATGGCAATCGAGAAGATCGACCCCAAGACGGGCAAGCCGGTGGAGATCTCCCGCGACGAGCTCGCCGAGATCCGCACCGGCCCGGATCGGTTCGCCGACGAGGAGGACGACGAGGTCGATATCTCGATCGACGTCGACGACGACGAGGGAGCGGATCTCGAGGACGAGGAGGAGAAGGATGCCGCCGAGCTCCAAGACGAGGAGCCGGTCGACGCCCCCCCGCCGGAGGCGATCGAGGAGGCCCCCGTCGAGGAGGCCCCGCCCGCATGGGCGGGTGCGATGATCTCCGGGCTCGAGGCGTTGAATGCCGGGGTCGGGAAGGTCCTCGAGCTTCTCGGAGGAGCCCCCGAAGCTCCTTCTCCCCAGGAGACCGCCCCCGTCGCCCCCCCTCCCCCGCAGGCCTTCACCGTCGAGGAGGCGAAGAGGGCCGGGGAGGTCGCCGGGCTCAGGGCGAAGGACCGCTCGAGGCAGAAGAGCGACAAGCTCCGCGCGACGATCGACAAGACGATCGCCGACCTCACGGCCGACGGCTACGAGATCGACAAGGGCGCCCGGGAGAAGCTCGAGGTCGCCGCGAGATCCGGGAAGGCCGTGCTCAAGGCCTTCGTCGGGGTCTTCCGGGAGAACGCATTTCAGGACCCCCCCGAGACCCTCGACGCCCTCGATGGAGAGGGATCGGAGCCGAGGCTCCCCCCGGAGGTCATGAGCTACCGGGATCGCCCCGAGCTCTTCTCGATCGCGCAGGAGGCGAGCGCGACCTTCGACGCGCTCGGGAAGCGTGTCGGGACGCAGTCCAGAAAGAGATTCATCGAGGTCGAGGTCGCACGAGCGACCGCCTCGTGAACCGTTGACGGGGATACGACTCCCCGAGGAAGGTAGGAAAGAATGGCTCTCACCGCATCGGTAGCCCGCGAGGAGCGGGGCTTCTACTACTTCGACCCCGAGGTCCAGAACGCCGCCCAGGTCTACGCGGGCTCCTACTGCGCGGGCGGGTCGGAGACGCACGGCACGGCCGCGAAGGTCGGCTACGCCTACCCCTTCAACGACGAGGACGGCGCGATCCCGCTCGGCTTCGCGCAGCAGGCCGTCCTCGGGACCGCCGTCGCGCCCAGGCCGACGGCCGAGATCGTCGTCCGGGGCCGGGTCTACGAGAACCTCGCCGTCACCGGCCTCGCCGGGAACGCGAGCGACGTCTTCAAGCTCGTCTACGCGACGGACGACGGGACCTTCACGTTCACGAGGACGACGCCGAACCTGCCGGTCGGCTTCGTCGTGAACTGGGCCTCGGCGACGGCGGCTCACGTCTACTTCTTCTCGATGGCCGAGCTCGCGATCCTCGCGCTCGCCGGGGGGCAGCGGAAGACGTGGCATCTCCTCTCGACGACCTACGAATTCGCGGCGACCGGCAACATCGCGACGGAGATCGTCGCCCCGTGTCACGGGCGCATCCTCACCGTCTACGCGATTTGCACGGCGGCGCCCGCCGACACGAACGTCGCGGGGACGATCAACCTCGAGATCGGCGGCGTCAACGTGACCGGCGGCGTCGTGACCTACAACTTCGCCGACACGGTCGGCCTCAAGCTCGCGGGGACGGCGGTCACGGCCGCGAACGTCTTCCACGAGGGCGACCTCATCGACGTGGAGATCACCTCCGGCGCGGCCGGGACGGTGGGAGACGGGATGCTCTCCCTCTTCGTCGACTACGAGCCCCTCCTCGGAATGTAGCGAGGGGCCCGATCCTGAATCCTGAAACGGTAGGCGAGAACCGGAGGGGGCGGGAGCCGGGCGAAAGCCCGGCCTAGGCCGGGCGAGGCCCGGTAGAGAGGAGCGGGTCAAATGGCCCAGGTCATATCGGCGGCGGTCCTCACGGCGGGCCTCCGCAACACCTTCGCGGACGCCTATCAGCAGACGGTGGACGCCCGAACGGCACGGCTCGGAAAGGTGATGGAGCTCGGCGTCCCGTCCGACAAGCGGGAAGAGCTTTACGCCTTCTTCGAGACGGCCCCCTACCCGAAGCGATGGCCGAGGGGACGGAACATCTCCTCGAAGCCCTTCGACTCGGTCGAGTTCTCCGTCGTCAACTACGATTGGGGACGGCGGATCTCCTGGCACGAGGACGACCGCGAGGACGACCAGACGCAGACCCTCTTCGCCCAGGCGAAGAGCCTCGGCCGTCACTTCGCGACCCTTCACGAGAGGATCTTCTTTCAGATGATCCTCGCGTCGACGAACCTCGACCTCCTCCCGGCGGTCCCGAACGCCCCCGACGGGGCGGCGATCTACTCGGCGACCGACGGCGGGGGCGCGGCGCGCTTCGGAGTCGTGGGCGGGAACATCATCACCGGGACGGGAGTCGCGACCGCGAACGCGATCCAGAACGACGTCCTCAACGGAATCGAGCGCTTCAAGCAGTTTCAGGACACCGAGGCGCAACCGCTCTGGGATGAGGCGATGCTCGACGGTGGGGGCTACGTCCTCATCTACAACGTGGCGAACGACGCGAACGTGCGGCGGGCGCTCAAGGCGACGACCTACCTCGCGAGGGACCCGGGCGGAAACGCGGCCGTGGCGAACCTCGTCGTCGAGGAGGGGATCAACCTCGAGCTCTGGCCGACGCAGAGGATCACGACCGACGACCTCTACCTCTTCGCGGCGGGGTGCGATCACAAGGCGGTCTTCCAGCAGGAGCGGAAGGCGCTCCGCGAGTCGGTCGCGGGGATGGACAACTCCGACCATGTGCGCGACACCAAGGAGGAGTATCTCCAGTACGACGCGCGCTACGGGTACGGGAGCTTCCTCCCCTACCAGACGGTCCAGATCAACAACCCCTAGATCCCCAGGGGCGAGGCGCGGGCGGGGATCTTCCCCGCCCGCATAGAGAACGGCGAGACCCCGAGAGAAGGAGGAATGAATGCCGAAACTGCCAGAAGCGCCGACCGCGCACGACGTGATCCCGGACGAGGATATCGAGACTTCTCCTCCTTCCGGCGACCTCGAGGTCGCCGAGAGGGTCTCTCAGACGCGCGCCTCCGAGCTCGATCTCGGGGGCGCCGTCACGATTCCGAGAGAGGAGCTCGAGGCCGAGATCTTCGAGGCCGAGCCCGAGACCTTCCGCTTCTGGATCGGGACGAAGGCGACCTCTCCGATCCAGAACGCGACCGTCGGGGGAGTGACCTTCCCGAGCTTCACGGGGGCGCTACGTCATACCGCGAAGCTGGAGCCGATCATCCCGAGGACCCGGGGGATCGTCGTCGACCTCTCGGAAGCGGACGTCGGCCGGATCGTGAAGGCAGTAAAGAACCGAGTCGTCCGGAGCTCAGGGAGGACCGCTTACATCCTCTCGAGGTCGAGCGCTCGCTACCGGCCCGCTCCTGGGGATCAGCCCCTCGCGGGGCATCTCTACATGGTCAAGATCGGGGAGAGGATGCCGCTCGACTGGCGCGAGCATGAGCCCCCTTCGATGCTCGCCCCCAGGATGCGAGATCCCGAAGAGGAGCTCGAGGAGGAGCTCGAGCCCGAGGAGGTCTAGCCGATGGCAAGCCCGACAGAGGCCGAGATCCAGGCGCAGATATCCGCTTGCGTCGACCTCCTCGAAGAGATCTACAACTTCGGATCGGTCAATGCGACGAACCTTGTAGACCTCGAGGATGCGATCGTGCAGGCCCTCGAGGGAGATCAGTCGGCCGACGTCCTCACGGCCCTATCGGCGATCCGGAGCACGGTCGCCGCCGGGGTCTCCGGGGCGAACGCGGCGGCGCTCCTCGGCCCCCTACTCCTCGCCTACGCGAAGGAGCTCGACGTCCCGTACCGAGACCCCCCCTCGATCTTCAAAGAGCTAACCGACGACTTCATTACCGGAGGGAAGTCGGTCAACTCGAGGAACATCGCGCACGGCGTACCGGCGGCGGGGGGCGGAAACGTCGGGGACGGGGTCCTGAATCGACTCGTCACCGATGAAGAGGCCCTCGAGATCGAGAATACGACGTGCGACTCGAAGGTCGCGCTATGTACGGCCGACGAGCACGGCGGGGGCGCTACGGAGCACGAGGAGAGGTTTTCGATCCGAGGCTCGCACGCTGAGAAGGATCTCCTCGAGCTCACCGGTTCGGGGAAGAGCGGGGCCCTCGTCGCGCTCTCGGCTCGTCACTCCCAAGCCTACATCCGAAACCCGAGCTTCGACGACGTCTCGGCGACGGCCCTCCCGGCGATCACGGGCCTCACGGGGTGGACGGTCGCGGGGGCGATCGCGAACCTCAAGAACGATGCGACGAACTTCTACCGGGATTATCAGGGCGCGGCGTCTCCGGCGTCTCTTCGCTTCGACGCGGACGAGCGTATCTACCAGAACTTGAACGAGCTCGGGGCCCGCTTCGCCCCGAACGTCCCCGTCTACGTCCAGATCGCCTACAACCGGGAGATAGGCGCCGGGGACGGCACCCTTACCCTCCGGTGGGGGACAAACTCGAAGAGCGTCGTCCTTGCGGCGCAAGCCGGATGGAACATCCTCCGACTCGATCTCGATGAAAATCTCTGGTTCGACAACTGGAACGAGGAGGACCCCGACGTCGAGGTCGAGCTCTCGGGCAGGACGACCGGATACGTCCT